TATGAAGAATATTTATTAGTAAAAGAAACTATTGAATATTGTATAGACAATGATATAGCATTAGATAACTCTATGCTAGAAAGAAGTATAAAATTAAATAAAGAAATAAGATTACATAAAGAACAAAAACAAAATCCTTGGTTAAGCTGGTTTGTATATAATGATATTTGTGAAATAGAAGAAATTAATCTTGATTTGTTTTTAAGTAAGTAATATGGAATATATTATAAATTAAATATATAAAATACATAATAAGTAAATAGATAAGGAGTCGGATTAACTTCCGGCTTCTTTTACTATTAGTTTAATAAAATAATAAATAGTTAAAATATTTACGCTAAATTAATTGAATGGGAAAATGAACTGGGATAGTTAGACTCAATTTTAAAAATGACTTGCTTCTAGGTAGTTCTTAGAAGCTTTATTTATATAAGGAGTAAATAATAATGAGAAGGCTTTATGAATGGAAGTATATGAATCCGCCTAATAACAATACGACTAATACTCAAACAAATAATTCTTCTACTAGGAATTATCCAGACCAGACAGCTAATTATAAAAAACTTCTTGCGCAGATTGATTCAGATAAAAAATATAAATATCACATTATGCTATTTACAGATAGAATCATTTCTTTAGACTTAAGTCCTAACTGCAGTCTGATGATAAAAATAGTTTTTAAACCCTATGTTCCTAATTACTTTGTGGAGATAGCTGGTAAAGATTATTACTGTAAGGACTACAGCGAAGTTCTTGACTTATTAGTAAGTAAGGGAATTATAAAAGATAAAAGTTTATATACGGCTTCTTCTTTAACCGAAGAACTTAGAGTTCCTTCTAAACTATATCACGCGACCTACAGACAGTTCTTAAACTCTATAAAGAAAAAAGGTTTAGGAAATACTAAAAGAAAGATGTGGAGCGATTCTAAGCCAGGAGTTGTCTATCTAGCTGATGATCCTTGGGTGGCGGAAAGTTATGCAGAGGAATCCGAATATATAGATTCTGTAGAAGACCCGGATGATTATTTAGATAATATAATTATTCTTGAGGTAGATGTTTCTAACCTAGATTCTTCTAAGTTATATATAGATGAAAATGTTATTCTAGACGACGGCGAACTAAATTCTACTTGGGAGTATCACGGAGTTATTCCTTGGGAAGTAATTAAAATTTTTAATTCTTCTATAGCGGAGGACTTCGAAGTTTATAATAATTTATGGAAATAAAATAGAGGTCCCGATTTTTCGGAGGCCTTTTTCTTTTGCAATTTATTATTAAGCTTTTAATTAGCCCTACGAGGCACGAAGACCTTCCGATGGAGAAATGGACTGGTTAAATATTAAAGTGTCCCAGAACTTAAATTTGGGGTCCTGATGAAGTTTTAACAACGTCCTTCACATGTATGTACATCAACGTACCCACACATGATGCCATAATAAGCCCATAAATTGATTTTAAGCCTCCTGCTTATATAAATTACCTAATTAATAATTAAAGCGTCTTAAAACTGAAATATGAAGCCCAGAATTGGTTTTAGAAGTACTTCTCCTATATATGTTTTTGAAACTCCCGAAATTTTTAATTTTTTATTAATAAATTATTAATCTATTAAATTATTAAATTAATAGCCCCGCTTTATAAATAAAGTAAAATTTTCTAAAAAATTTTTTAATAATTTATTAAATTACTAAAGTATATACTGTATAATATTATTAGGAATCTAAATTATTAAATTTCTATATAAGACTGAGGCTTTGCCGAAGTCTATAGACAGCTTGTCTGTCTATGCGCTTGCGCAATATCTAAAAAAATTTTTTAGTCTTAAATAAATATATAAATATATATATTAATAAAAAAAATATAATATAAATATTTATATATAATATATATATTAGATCTAGAGGCGCGTGCGCATGCGCACATGTGAGCGCGCGTGCAAATATTTTTTAAAAAATTTTCAAAAAATCAGAATTTTAAGTTAGGAGCTATAATTTTATGACCAACCAACCCCGTAAAACACAAATTATTAAATGTCCTCATTGTGGAGCAGAATATCTCCCAGGAGAGCTTTATATGCCAGGTTCCCTTATTGGACAACCAGACGAAGTAGTCAAAGACTCTTTAGGTAGAATTATCTATGAAGATTATTACAAAGAAACTAGAGAACCTGATATGATAGAGCATTTTATCTGTAATTACTGTGACAAACCTTTCGTAATCGAAGCTACAGTTACATATAAAACTAGAGAAGAAGCTCCAGAAAGGGATTTTAAGAACCAATATGTATCACTTTTAGACTAATTTTACATTTTTCTAGCTCAAATTTAGCCATTTTTTACACTTTTTCTAACTTTTTAGCTAAATTTGAGCATTTTCTTACGCGCGCGCACGTATATAATGCGCGAAACTTCCGAAATTACCGAAATCTCGATTATTATATTTTTTACTTAATCGTAATTGATCGGATTTCGTCCGTAACTCCGACAATTTCGGTAATTTTATTTATTTCATTCCGTAACTTAGGAGATTTCATTAATGATTAGAATATTTGAGATCTCGCCGGGAAAAAAGATATCAGGACTTAGCTCACTTCTCGTGGACTTTGATTATAATCAGTATATAGTAGATGCAATTAAAACTATTCCAACTTCCTACTACCATAAGAAAGATAAAGTCTGGGAGCTACCTGTATGTTATTTAGGAAGATTATTAGATAGTCTTACTTTCTTAGATGACATACAATTAAGATTACTTGATACTCCGAAATCAGGCGAGTTTCGTTTTAATAAAAAATTTAATTTAGAACCACTTTCCGAAATTGAGAAAGTTTCGTTCAAGATGAAACCTTTTGAACATCAGTTCGAGGCAATTAACTTCGGGTTAGATAAAGAGAAGTGGCTTCTTCTAGATTCGATGGGTCTTGGAAAGACTAACTCTATTATCTGGTTAGCCGAGACCTTAAAGAGAAGAGGGATAATTGATCACTGTTTCATTATCTGTGGGGTTAATTCCCTTAAGCAAAACTGGAAGAAGGAAATTCAGAAGTTTTCGACCGAGTCGGCAGTAGTCCTAGGGGAATATACTACTAGAACCGGAACCGTTCGTTATCGTTCTATGGATAAGAGAGCCGAACAACTAAAGAATCCAATTGAAGAGTTCTTCGTTATCACTAACTTAGAAAGTCTCAGGGATGACAGGATTATAGAAGCTTTCAATACTTCGAGTAATAAGTTTGGTATGATTGCTTTCGACGAAGCACATAAGGCAGCAACTAAAACTTCTCAACAAGGAACTAACTTACTTAAGCTAGAAGCTCCATTTAAGATTGCCGCTACGGGAACTCTGATTACCAACAATCCTCTTTCTGCTTACGTTCCACTTTCTTGGACTAATAATGATCCGGCTATTCTTTCTACTTATAAATCTCAGTACTGTAATTTCGGAGGTTTCAAAAATAACCAAGTAATTGGATTTAAGAATCTAGATGTTTTACAAGAAGAGATTAAATCTTGTTCACTAAGAAGAACTCTAGATCAAGTAAGATCTGATATGCCACCGAAAACAGTAACGCTGGAACTCCTAGAACCTGACGATGACCAACGTAAGTTTTACGATGCTATTAAAGAAGGTGTCAAAGAAGAAGCTGATAAGATTGAGCTTAAGACCTCTAGTTTACTTGCTCTTACTACTAGACTGCGTCAAGCTTCTGCCTGTCCGAGTTTATTAACAACTCAGAAGGTAAGTAACTGTAAGATTGATAGATGTGTTGAGTTGATTCAAGAGCTTACCTCCCAAGGGGAAAAAGTTGTAGTGCTCTCAGTATTCAAAGAAACTCTAAATGAACTAGCAGCGAAACTCGGAGAATTTCGTTTTAGTATAAATACCGGAGATATTCCAGATCCTGTAGTAGCTAATAACGTATCTAGATTCCAAGATGACCCAAGAGAACAGGTGTTTGCCGGTACTTGGGGAAAAGTCGGAACTGGCTGGACCTTAAATTCTGCATCTTACTTAATCTGTCTAGATACTCCTTATACCGCAGCGATGTTTGATCAGGGAACTGATAGAATCTGGAGAGTAAATAATACTAGACCGGCTTTCATCACCGTTCTCATGTGTAAAGATACGATAGATGAAAGAGTTCAACAGATTATTGAAACTAAAAAAGAACTTGGAGAGTACTTAGTAGATGGAGTCGAATTTAATAACAACAATAACACAAGACTCGACGACGAACTCAGAGCGATCCTTAGAGATCTCTAAGCGAGCTAGACAATTAGGATTAGTCGTTAAGTACGGAGCAATCAAATATAGAGACCAAGAAGTCTTATTTCTTTCTGACCCCTCAGGACATGAGTGTTGGGCACAGTGGAATGGCTGGCTAATTAATCTTGGATTAGATAATATCTACTATAAAGAAGATACCTGTAAGTTTATAGATAGAAAACTAGATTTAATTACCGACTTCCGAAATTGTTCGGATTTCGTTGGTGCGAAATTAGAGTATTTTCATAATGGTGATTTTAGAGATATTCGTCTGGTCTATAAAGGAAGAATCCTTAAAGTCTTTCTGGTCGCCGGAAAAGTAGACGAAACTTTTCTAATTTCGGAATCAGAAAGAATTCTTAGAACTTCTGGATTATTAGAAGTGGATTAATTGCTAAATTATATGACTAACTTAAATTAGGAGATATAGAATGATTGAATATATTTATTTTGTAAAATGTCCCAACTGTGATGATGAACCTTTTAGTTTCTTCGACGCAGCTAAAGAATTTGCCTGTGGTTGTTTAAGTCAGAAACCTATCATCACTCAGGTTGAGGTTAATAGAAACGATTTCGGTGAGTGTACAGATTCGGCAGACCTCGGTACTGTTTGGTCTTGGGAAGATATGATGTCTGACACAGAAAAAGAACATTCAGATGAACCTTCACTTCTCACTAAAGATTTTTTAAATAGTATTAATTCTGAAAATGATCCTGAATTCGATGCGCTTGATAATTCAGTAGAAGTAGAAGATGAGGATTTCCGTTTTCTTAATGATGAAGAACTTAATGAAGCTCTTGGCTTTACATTATCTAATGATAGAGAGTCTAAAGAGATCCTTCATATGTGCGAGTTTCTTGGATTAAAAAAAGTTACTGATTTAGAAGATTTCTTGAAAAGAGAATTTGATGTTACAAAACCCCTTTCTAAATCTGAGTGTTTAGAGTTACTCTTTGATTATAGATTAAAACTCGGTGACGACTATGACGGTCCAGTAAATGATAGTAAATTTGAGAGCTGCTCTAGAAAGCCAATACCTGAGGGAATGACTATCGAACAACTCGTAGAAGAAATGGAAGAAAATGAAGACGAAGTAGAATGCACTTGGTGTAATGAACTTTTTCCTAAAGATCAATGTCGCTATGAAGTAGACCTCGGATATCTATGTTCTAGATGCGAAGCTGCTATTAAGTCTCGTGGCGAAACTCTTACGTTTAGAGAAAACAATTATTGGGATTTCTTAGATGAAGAAAAAGAACCGGTTAAAGAATACATAGAAAGAGACCCTTTTGATCATCACGACTCAGACTATAGTGATGAGGAAGCAGCAGATGCTTTAGCAGACGAGATTGACAGAGCTTGGGATTCTAGATACGACACAGCTGTTGATGATTTTTTCAATGAAGATTTCGATGATCCCGTATCAGAAGATGGGAAAGAAACCGAAGAATCTCTTTTTGATGAAGCAGAATCAGTAGAAGAAGTAGTAGATATCTTAGTTAAAGACGAAGAAGCAGCTATTGCTGCTTACGAAGAAGCAGCCGATAAAATAGAAGAGCTCACATCTGACGAAGATACTGAAGAAACTCAAGAAGTTCTTGACCACATTAAAGAAGAGGAAGAAGAACATATTGAGGAGCTTGAAGAGCTTCTTACTGAAGAATCTGAAGATCAAGATACTGATACTTTAGATGAACATGTCAATGAAGAACATCCTGCTATTGAGTCTAATCAAAAATTAGACGGCATCGACAACGCAATGGTAGACTGTGAAGTTGCAGATGTTATTGCCCACAGTGAAGATGAAAAACCTGTTGACTGTAAAGGTAAAAAGAAACCTTTAGAAAAGCCTTTAACTGAAGCTGCTGCTATGATTGATTGCCCAGAGTGCGGCGCTAAGAAAGCTTTTGACAAAGAAACAGGTGTCTGTAACAACTGTGGATTTATAATTTAATAAAAACCGAATAACTAATGTGTCTCAGGTTAGTAAAATTCGTTTTAATATATTGTATTATAGATGAGAGGACTTCTGTAATACAAAAAGAAAACTAATAGGAGAGTTAATTTAAAATGAAAAAAACTATGAATGACATTAAAAAAGAACAAACAACACAAACTTATTCTTATTACTCTAAAGTACTTAATAAAGTATTTGATGATGTAGACTCGCTAATGGAAGCAGAAGCTGCTTATGCTGCTGAACAAAAAGCAAAAGAAGATAAGGCAGCTCAAAAGAAAGCTGAAGCAAAAAGGGTTGAAGATGCTTTTAAAGCGCTTAACTTAGAACGTAAGATGTACAAAGAAAACATTCTTAAACTTACGGAACGTTACAGTGAAGACCTTAAAAAGCTTAGAGATTCCTTCGATGCTGATAAGAAAGAGCTCGAAGAGATTCTTGCTGACGCTGAAGCTACTTATGCTAAAGAGCTTAAAGCTTTTACAGATGCACATCCAGAAGGATATCATCTTACTTTAAAAGATGGTGATTTTGAAACTACAATCAGTGGACAAAGTAATAAAAACTTTAAGTCAGTAAATAAAGCTGAACCTAATTTATTAAATCTTTTTGATCTTTTATTTAAGATTTAATTTAAAACTGTACTGAGACAATTATAAAAATTATGATTTTTTATCGTATTATATAATATGAGATGAAAATCTTATACATAGGTTTTATTCCTTTGTTGGCACCTTGATATTCCTCCTGTCAAGGTGCTTTTACTTTAATTAAACCATCAAATAAGGATATTTAATATGGACGATAAATTTGCACAGCAACTTACTTTGGAAATACTCCGTCAAGCAGAGGAAATGAGATTTACTAAATTTCATTTATTAGGAAATTGGCAGGAATATCAAGTATGTCGCCAAAATATTATTTCTACTAAATTAGTTATTAAAGTACTACAACAATCAGCTGCAGATCTATTTAAACGATATTGCAGAACCGTAATTACCGGAATTTCAGATATTAACCAGTTAATGGCATATTCACAATTAAAAGAAACTGAGAACTTCTATAGAACTGAACTTACTACATTTAGCCGTATGGCAGATGAATATGCTGACTATTTAAGTCATGGAAACTTTTTATATGCTTACACAGGCGGGGAGAGATTCTAATGTCAGTAAAAAATATAGAGCATCCATTAACTACTTTATTTCATGCATATGCCTATACGGCTGAGAGCACTATTTTAGAATTACAGAACATTGATCATAAGACGGTGGGTGCTCTGTATCTAGATCAACTACGTTATAAAAACTTCATAGTTTCAGAGACGAATAACTCTGAGAAATACTATTTATTTATGGATGGTATTGGTATTTATTTTTCATTCTATAAGAAAATAAACCTCTAAATATTGTATAATATAATAGTATGTGTACTAGTTAGGTGAATATACTGTCGTACAATATATGGTATTTCACCTTTTTCTTTTATACAATATTTGCTAAATTAAATACAAGAGTCCCAACTCTTTAAACTATTGAAAGGAGACAATTTATGCAAAGAGTTATTAAACGTGATGGCCGAGAAGTCGAATTTGATAGAGAAAAAATTATCGAAGCGATCTCGTGTGCCAACCAAGAAATTATTAAATCCAAACAAATTGGATCTAGGAAGATTAAACAGCTAACTGCTATAGTAGAAGAGAAGTGTTCTGCTTACAAGCGAGCTATTAAAGTAGAAGACATTAATGATTTAATTGAAGATGAACTTATCTTCCGAAATTATAATGATCTCGTTCGTGCTTTTATTAAGTATAGGCATAACAAAGAGCTGGTTAGAAAATCCAATACTACAGATGATACTATTCTCAGTCTTATTAATCTTAGTAATGAAGAACTTAAACAAGAAAACTCAAATAAGAATCCGGTAATTAACTCTACACAGCGTGATTACATGGCTGGCGAAGTAAGTAAGGATTTATCTAGAAGAATCTTACTTCCTAAAGATGTAGTAAAAGCACATGATGAAGGAACGATCCATTTTCATGATACTGATTACTTCGCTCAGAAGATGTATAACTGCTGCTTAGTTGGATTAGATGATATGTTAAATAATGGAACCGTGGTTTCTGGAACTTTAATAGAGAAACCCCATAGTTTCGCTACTGCGTGTAACGTTGCTACTCAGATAGTTGCTCAGGTTGCCTCTAATCAATATGGCGGTCAGAGTATTACACTTTCTCATTTAGCACCCTTTGTAGACATTAGTAGAAAGAAGATTAGAGCTGAGGTTTACGAAGAGCAGGAGAAAGCTGAGGCTCTACACTATGGTGAGCCTGTTCCTGTTAGCATAGACGTAGAAAAGCTAATTGATGAAATTACAGAAAAGCGTGTAAGAGCAGAGGTAAAGCGTGGCGTACAAACAATCCAGTATCAGGTTAATACTTTACTTACCACAAATGGTCAAGCACCGTTCATCACTGTCTTCATGTATCTAAATGAAGTAGAAGATGAGCAAACTAAGAAAGACCTCGCGATGATCATCGAAGAAGTTCTTCTTCAAAGATATCAAGGTATTAAGAATGAGAAAGGAGTTTGGATCACTCCAGCATTCCCTAAACTTATCTATGTACTAGAAGAAGATAATATTAGGGAGGGTTCTGAATACTTCTACCTTACTGAACTTGCAGCAAAGTGTAGCGCTAAGCGTCTTGTACCTGATTATATAAGTGAGAAGATCATGAAAGAGATTAAAGGTGGCTACTGTTTCCCAGTAATGGGTTGTCGTAGTGCACTATCGACCTGGTTCGACGAAAACGGTAAGGCGAAGTTTTACCAAAGATTTAATAAAGGAGTAGTTACTGTTAATCTTCCGGATGTAGCGTGTTCTGCGCTCGGAGAAAATTACGCTAAAGACTTAGATAGTTTCTGGAAGATCTTCGATGATACTCTAGAGTTATGCCACAGAGCTTTGTTATGTCGCTATGAAAGACTTAAAGGTACTGTAAGTGACGTAGCTCCAATCCTATGGCAGCACGGTGCAATCGCTAGACTAAAGAAAGGTGAGACAATCGATAAGTTACTTACTGGTGGATATTCAACTATTAGTCTTGGATATGCAGGATTATGGGAATGTGTAGTAGAACTTATTGGTAAAGACCTACTAGATGAAGAAGGTCAAGCACTTGGACTTGAGATCATGAAGTACATGAACAAAAAGTGTGACGATTGGAATAAAGAACTAAATCTTGGATTTGGCATTTATGGAACACCAATAGAAAGTACTACATATAAGTTTGCCAAAGCTCTACAAAAAAGACACGGCGAAATTGCCGGAGTTTCAGATCGTAACTTTATTACTAATAGCTACCATGTTCACGTAGAGAAACCTGTTAATCCATTTGAGAAACTTGCTATAGAAAGTAAGTTCCAGAGATTATCTACCGGTGGTGCGATCAGTTACATCGAAACAGCTAACTTAGAAAATAACTTAGAAGCAGTTATATCAGTAATCCAATACATCTACGAAAATATTATGTATGCCGAACTTAACACTAAGTCAGACTACTGTCATGAGTGCGGTTGGGATCGTGAGATAGAAATAGTAGAAGATGAATCAGGAAAACTAATTTGGAAATGTCCTAACTGCGGCAACACTAACCAAGATAAGATGAACGTGGCTAGAAGAACCTGTGGTTACATTGGTACGAACTTCTGGAGCGAAGGTAGAACTCAAGAGATTAATAATAGATACGTTCACTTAGACTGTCACGACTGTGGGTGCTAAGATGAGATACAATACCATTAGACAGATGGATATCGCTAACGGACCTGGTTGCCGAGTATCGATATTCGTTCAAGGATGTGAATTCGACTGCCCTGGCTGTTTCAACACAGTAGCTAAAGACTTTAGTGGTGGTAAAGAATTTACGGATCAAACAATGGAACTCCTCCTAGATCTCGCTAAGCCTGACTACATAGCAGGCATTAGTTGTCTGGGAGGGGAACCTCTTCATCCGCAGAACCGTCAAGCTGTTCTAGACCTAGTGAAGAAATTTAAGTCAGTATATCCCAATAAAACGGTTTGGATTTGGACTGGATACCTTTGGGAAGCTGTAGCATCTGACCTAATTAACTCTGAAGTAGACGTAGTAGTCGATGGTAGATTTGTGGAAGCCTTAAAAGATCTTAGACTTAAGTATCGAGGAAGTAGTAATCAAAGGATTATTGATGTCAAAAAATCAACTGCGGACTCTATAACATTATATAAATAAACGCGCGTAACGCGTGCGCACACGTATAACGTTTGTTATTATTGACAAAACATTGCTTTTTGTTTAAAATAACAAACGTTATTTTTTTTATATAAAAATGTTTACAAAATAACTTACCTATGTTATAATAAAGAAGTGCTATCCCAAAGCGCACACACTAAATACTCTATTCAAGCTGTCTAACGAGGCACAGAAGGAAAATAACATGTCCTCACTATTCTCATAACTCCCTATGTTCCAGAGTTAACGATCTTCCTTCTGTGTTCTCCTACATAAAAATATTTTAAAATTTTTTTTTAAAGTGCCGCAAAACAGTTTACAAAGTTTTAATTTTATGTTATAATATAAATGTAAGATTGATTATACCCCTTTGGGTTGCAGTTAATCCTAAATTAAACATATTATACCATAAAGGTATTATTTTGGAGGACTTACATATGGAAGTTAATAAGAATACAGATTGGACAGGCTATTTAGTGAGACCTAAAAAAGAATGGCTTAATCCTAACGAACACGCTCATCCTTATGTTGTGATAGAAGACAGAGGACCTAGGGTGCTTATTCAGCTCTTACCACAGTATCAGCCTAAGAACCTGACTTTTCCCTGCATAGAGTCTGGGTTTAAAAATTGGTATGAAGTAATTGATACTAAGTTAGTTAAATAATTAAGGAGGATACATATGTTGGAACCTGGAAAAGTTTATACGCTGGATATACCGGTAAAAGAAATTAGTAGAGTACTTGTTGCTGAAGGTTATACCAAGAAAGTAGATTGTAAAAACTATTGGGATGCACACGGCGAAAGACACTACGACTTTAAGGCACCAACTCAATATAAATTCGATAGACCTAAGAAGTTCGAACTTTATAGAGTTGAAAGAGAATATCAATTTAATTATACTGGAAGTTCAGTATACGAATATCTTTTTCTTTACATTGATGGCGAGAAGTTAGATGTTGGCGAGATTACAGAGTTTAGAGAACTTAAAACAAAGATTAATCTTGATTGTTGCGTCGGGGCAGGTTAATAAAAATTTTTTAAAAACTTTCAAAAATTACCAAAAAACAGTTTACAAATCAATTAAAACATGTTATAATATAAATGTAAGTTGACGAAATACTTACTAATACATATAAGAGGTTATAAAAATGTACGGAAAGGAAACAGAAAAGAAGATTGAAGAACGTTTATTAGCAACTCATATTTCAGCTAATACTGAATTTGAAAAAGCTTGTTATGCAGGTGATAGTCAAAAGATTATGTCTATAGTTGAAACTGAAATGGAAAAGAATAACTTATTTACTAAAGGTTCACAAAAACTTAAGACAGATATTCTTAATATGCTTCAAGGAAAGATAAAAGTTCCTTCTTGGCAAGGACAACAAATTTTAATGTTTGTCTGGAACTCAAGATTAGCCGGTTGTGGTTATGCGGTTACGAAATAGTACATATTAAAAATTAAGTGAGGAAACATAATATGACAATTAAAGATTTACAAAATAACGAAGAATTATTAAATTCTATTGTAGAAGACCTTGAAGACTTCGATGAGAACACTGAAGTCGTATATGAAGTCTGGGCATTTGGTTACGACGAAAACGATGAAATTACCGATGCTGAACTTTGTCTATTTAATTCTACCGACCCGGAAGTTGCAGTTAATTATGCTAAGACAGTAGAACTTGCTGACGTAATCCATCAAACTGAAAACGGACCTTGTTCTTCTAACAAAGTATTTAGAATTGCAGTAGAAGTTGAAACTGTTGTACCTATTAATGACGACCTTGTAAACGTAGGAACTGTTTATTCTAAGACTCTGTGGGAAGCACCGACCTATGACGGACCTGAAGAAGATGAAGAAGAAGTTGATGTAGTTTATATTGTTAATAGAAGTGATTATGAAATTTTAGAAGATAATACGCTAAAGGTAAGCTGTGATCTTTTGAAAGGTTATAATAAAAATGATACAGTACTTATCTGCCTTCCTCACGAAGAGAACGACTTTGTATTGTCTTATAAGATTATGTCTAGAGTGATGTACGAAGACGGCGATTATTACCACTGTGAACTTACTTATTAAGTATTTACAAATCTTCGTACGTATATTATAATAATGAATGTGCTCACCGGCACGCTATCCGTATTCCCTAGTTAACATGACAGGAAAACACAGAAGGAACGTCTGACAATCCTCTTAAAGCCCTTAACACACTTTCTGTGTTTTCCTTACATAAAAATATTTTTAAAAATTTTTAAAAAAGTGCGTTAAAACAGTTTACAAATATTGGAAAATGTGATATAATATAATTACAAAATAATTTTGGAGGAAATTAAATATGACAGTTTATGTTGTTTGTTGGGGCTCAGGCACTCACGATTGGGATGAAGAGGAAGTTTATACTTACACTAATGTACATAATGTATATATGTCTTTAGATATAGCAAGAGAGGGTTTAGTAAAACTTAAAGAAGAATTTTATAATGAAATTGTTAATGACCCTGACTTCGAAGAAGAAGATAGAGAGGAAGTAAAAAAGAATACTTACATACACGGTTCGGCTGAAGAGAATGAATTTACAATTGACACCACTTTTGGTTGTAATACACAAGAAGTCTATATTCGTATTGTAGAAAAAGAAATTATTGAATAATGGAGGATATATATATGTTTTATAAGAAAGGAATTGATATTACAAACGACAAACAAATGTTTAATTTTTTGAAAGACCATTTTGCTTATCCTACAATGAACTCTTGGAATGGCCTTTACTCAATTGCGAACAATGTAAAAGTTCATAAACTTAACTTATCAGGAGATTGCTGGACTGCACTTGCCTTACTTCAAGCTGACGAATACTTTACTATCAATATGATGATTGAAGATTGGGAAATCACTCATCCAGGTTATAGTGTTGGTTTTAATGGTAGAAGCGGTGGCTACTTAGTTTTATATAACGACAAAGGCTATAAATCAATTCTTCCTGACGAAATCAATGAATGTGTAGACTACGAAGAATATAAACGTTGGTGCAAAGACTATTGCGGTTCTGTAAAGGAAAATAGAAAAGACCTTGTTTACTACACAAAGTTAGTACAAGACTTTGATAAACTCTGTGATGAGCTTAGAGACTACTGTGATGAATTATCTAATAAAAACTTTGCAGTAGAAGAAATGCAGAAATCCGTAGAAGCTTTTAATGACAGATATTATGATGACCTTTGCTATCTTAATATTAGTAATCTTGTTTGCGAAGACAACGGTTGCGTAGACTGCTCAGAAATACGTGCGTTAGACTGTTTGTTCGAAGCCTTCAAAAGAATAGCTAGTCGTCCTGACAGTGGTTATAAACTTAAGTTTACTGAAGATGATTGCTGTCTTCAATTGGTAGAAGAATAATTGTAAAAATTTGTAAAAAGCTGTCAAAAACAGTTTACAAACGTCTAATTTTGTGATATAATAGTACATATAATGTTTTTGGAGGAAATACATAATGTTAAATGAAACTAAGAAAGACCTTGTTTTTAATGCTCATAAACTAGTTAGGCCTTATGAGAGCTATACTATCGATGAGTTAGCGGATGCTTATTGCGAAGCGGTTGATACTAATAACAAAGCGCTTAAAGATATTTATATCTCCGCTTTGATACTTCGCTTTTGGTATACTATCGATAAGATGTATCGTTCTAATACGGTAGCTCCTTGCTTAGAACGAACTGATTTTTTCTGGTGGTTGTATGAAGCGATAGAATATGCTTGTAAGTATAGAGGCTGGAAAGACCCTGCTAAGAAGCTTAATGCTCAGCAATGTATAAATAAGTGTATCAATACTATCAAGCTTCAAAAATATTATGACCTTCGTCTAGATAAGAATAAGACAGTTAATCATTGCACTAGTCTCGAAACTCCTATTTGTGGTGGAGATGGTGATGATGCGACTAAAACTTTAGGTGACACTATCGAAACTAATGACAATATAGACGAAAGCTCTATTGGTATGACTTTGTTAGTACAAAGCTATATAGACCGTAATAAAATAGTAGAGGCAGTTTTAATTGATAATATTGTTAATAACGATGTGCAAAAGCATTTTAAGAAAGTAGTTAAAAAAGAAAGACCTGATGGCGAAGTTTATAGATATACGGAACACAGTAGTGAGTTCTGGCCGTATAGATTAGTTCAAATCGTGAGCAAGTTGCCCGATACATATAAAAACGACTTTATGGAGCGTTATGATATTAAAGAAGATAAATTAAATGCAGTTCTTACTGCTATCAATCGTGCTCCTAACCAAAAATTGTATCGTTATATTCGTAATATGCTTAGTGAGCTTAAAACTTCGTTTACATGTTAATATATAAAGTTATTTATTGTATTATATAATATAGAAACGAAATTAGGAGGATTACGTTTTGTACCTGGATTTATTTGACGAGCTTAGATTAAATAAAAAATTAGTAAGGATTGCTGGCTTTGATGTCGCCGCTTATTGGGCCGAGCTACAAAGCGTTCTTAAACAAGTAGTTAAGAAACAGACTGCTGATGAAAGAGGATTCTTTACTTTAGATAGAGACTATATAGAAAGAGAAACTACTTTAACTATCACAAAGCAACTTAAGTGTGAAGAGAAGTTAGTTGCTATGGGAGTTATTATGAAAGACCCGGCAGAACCGAATAAACTTGCTATTGCAGTAAACGGAATGGTTGCGGTAATCACAGATGAAGATACTACTAAGTTAAAGAAGTCTTCTAAAACTTCTGCTGATGCTAAGGCCGCTAAGATCGCTGGGATTAAAGCGACAATGAAAAGAGCTATCTTTACTACTGACCCTGAACTTAGACCTGCTTATGAACGTTGGGTAGACGGAATGGTTGATGCACAAAATTGTAAGTTTACTAAAGCAGTAGTACAACTGTTCGAGAAGACTGTGTCTCAATATACTACGAACATCGCTACACAACTTAAGATAATAGAAGTCGCAACTATCAATAGCTACAAAGACGCAACTTGGGCAATTAACAAAATTACAAGCTCAACTAATTTTAGAACATCTGTTGCAACAGCACTTCCTGAGCAAAAGATATGTTCAGGTGTCTCTACAGAAGTTTTTTAAAAAATTGTAAAAATATGTCAAAAATAGTTTACAAATATGCTTAAACGCGTTATAATATATGTAGAATAAAAGTTGGAGGACAAATTTATGGAAAAATTTATTGTTGTTGCAAATTTTACTTGTCATGACACTTGTGAAGATGACCTTTATACATCTCAATGGTTAGTAGGAACTTTTGATAAAGTTGAAGATTGTATTGAGGCATCGAGAAAAGACTTAGGTAGAGTTGCTCAGGACCACTTTGAGTGTGTTCTTTGTGAAGAAGAATTTGAGAGTGAAAAAGAATACTACGACGCAATTGCTGAAAACGTTGCTAACTATTGCAGTGACCGTTGGGAGGCAATGATAGGAGGTATTGAAGTAGAACTAAATACCTCTAACTCAGTAGAAACTATGTCTAATGACTTTATTGATAGTGAGTTCACAGACCAACGTCAAATTGTAAAATATTATATACATAAAATATGATTAGTATACTGGAGAATGACTTATGGAAAACATTTTAGAAATTATTAGAACAGAACTTGAAGAACTTGCTGAAGAACACAGAGTTGCGGCAAGTAATGAAAGACTTTGGGCAAAAGGATCGCCTGATGCAGAAACTGCTAAAATGCACGAAGACAATGTAATAGTAAATAATCAAATTGCAGACATATACAGTAATCTCGCGGCGAACGTTTTGTCTATCGTAGAAACTTACGGCAATTAAAATATCTGGAGGATATATAAAATGAAAAAATCAAAATACCTTGGTTTGAAATCAGGCAATTGGGAATGCACGCATGTCGGAGTCGCTTCTGTACAACCTACATTCAAAAAGTATGAAAGGGATTTGTTTGGAAGACGTGTAAGGAGTAAGAGTCCTGGTAGTAAACAATACTACTATATCTTTGAAAGACTTACTTCCGACAAGAAAGCAATGAAGATGATTAGGCTCAACGCTGCTCAAGCGCGTCTAGTGCTCTGCAATTGGTTTACTGTTGAGGACTTTGCTAAAAAGAAAGAGACTAAGAGATCACAGGATTTTGCACATAAAGTGAGTTATAGTTTCTGTGATTAGTACATAAAATAAATTGATTTAATTGTGAAGTTTGTTAACAAGCTTGCAAATTGTAAAATAGCACTGTGGTTGTTGGACAGTGCTATTTTAATTTTTTTTGAAAAACTTGCTAAAAACAGTTTACAAATTACGGTAATTATGCTATAATATAGATATAAAATAAATGGAGGATACATAGTATGGATGAAATCGGAGCAATTATCTTAGCAGTAGCTTTTATTGGTGGTATTATATTTTTAATAGGATACTGTACACTTGGAACAATTTTATATGATAGACTAGAAGACAAATATAGAAAAGAGTGGGAAGACGCCCATCCGAATGAACTTATTAGGATTAAAGAACTAGATAAAGAAATCGAAGCCCTTGAGCCGAAGCGACGACTATTACATACAATCAAGAAGCAGATTGATGAGATTACTGCGGAGATGAAGTATATAGCTAATACAGAAAATACTGAGCTAAAACTTCTTGGTTTAAAACGCATGGCAGAAACCCTTATAGAAGACGAGCGCCGTTGGTATAAACTACTCGGTGAACGTAATGATATATGTTATGCTTGGTCGGAATATATACAAAACAAAATGCCAAAATGGCTAAAATATTAAAAAATTTCAAAAATTTACCTAAAAACAGTTTACAAATTTTACCAAATATGATATAATATTTATAGTAAAAGTTTTGGAGGAAACTATATATGAAATTTTCAGATTTAGACAAAAGAGGTGTTGAATTATTTACAGAACACCACGAAGTTAAGTTTTACGAAATGATCTTATGCTTTGCTGCGGAAGAACTCTTCGAAGAAGATATTGATGAAATCGAATTAACAAATTATCAATTTAATAAACTATTAAATTGTATGACTTGTTATCTCGCTGATGACTATCACGTATCTCCTTGGCATGTTGCTGATGCACTCGTAGCATTAGTTAAGAAGCACGGAGCTGATACTGTTATTACAGACTGTAATGATGGAGGTAAGTTGCTAGAAACTGAACTTTATAAGTTAGAGTCAGGAAGTTATGAAGGAGAATAAGTATGTTAAAAGTATATTGTGATGGAGCTTGCTCAGGAAATCCCGGTATGGGTGGTTGGGCATTTGTAATCCCTAAGTTAGAAGCAGAGGACTCTGGTTATTATGTAAAAACTACAAATAATCGTATGGAAATTACAGCAGTTATTGAAGCTCTTAATTATGTTAATGAATACTTTTGGGGCGTTGACAAAGTAGAAATAATTACCGACAGTCAGTATGTAGTTAATACGATGACTAAAGGTTGGCAGAAGAAAAAGAATCTAGACTTATGGGAAGCTCTTGATGAAATCCTCTATATGTTTAAAGAAGTCAAGTGGACTTGGGTTAAAGGACATGCCGATAATAAGCATAATCAAAGATGTGATGAACTTGCTGTCGAAGCTTATAGAATATACCAACGTGCTAAAGAAGAGAAGGAAAGTCAAAAAGCTCACGAGGCCCTACATAAGTATGACGATTGTTATGATACAGAAATTCCACTTACTGCTACATCACCTCAGACAGCTGTAGCTATTGCGCTTACCGCACATAAGAGATATACTATTGGTAATCATACTTATACCATATTAGATTGTGCCGGCTTACCTGGTTTATATGTAATAGAGAAAGACTACTGTACACTTATCTACCACGGTACCTTTGACGATTGTATGTATGAACTAAAAGACATAAAAAACCCAGACGCACTTCCTTTTTAAAAATAATTTTAAAAATTTTTGAAAAAGCACGTTAAAACAGTTTACAAAATTGGAAAAATATGTTATAATTATAAATGTAAATAAGTTTTGGAGGAAATATTATGGAACTTAAACAATTTGCATTTGACGTATTGGGAGACTTTATGCCAGAAAGAGCTTATGAGATTACTGAAATGCGTGGTAAACCTGTTGTTATTGTTTTATACAAAGGTTTAGTGCAAGCGCCGAAAGAAATCATTTTTGACGAATGGAACAGAGCGAAAGCTGGAACTGAATTTGAAGAAGTAAGTCTTTATATGTAAGGAGGACCAAGAGTATGTCTACACATTGTGGAATTGCAGTAAAAACAGAAAAAGGTTATAACACTATCTACTGCCATCACGACGGATATGAAAGTTATATGTATCCTATGTTGGCTAAGAACTATGGTACAGAAGAAAGAGCTAGAGACTTAGTTAGCTTGGGTGATGCTTCTTGTATCTATGAAAGAATGGTGCCATCTAGAGAGTCTGGACATAGCTTCGACAATCCTGAGGATGGGGTTTGTGTTTTCTATCACAGAGACAGGGGCGAACGTTGGGAGCAGACTGCACCACAAGTTTTCACTAAGACTACAGTAGTAAATGATTTTTATTATGTGTATATTTTTGAAGACGGACAGTGGAACGCTTATAAGAACGGAAGAAAAATTATTGTGAGGGTAGACTAATGACTGAGCTCGAACTTATAAAACTTAAGAAAGAAATTTATTACTATTCTGATATCGAGCCAACTGACGAAGAAGCTTGGGAAATCTATGATATCATGCAAGAAAAGCCATACGCAGATTTGAGCGCTGTTGTTGCGGACTACTATGGATGTTAAGGAGGATTAGTATGAAAATTGAAATGACTACGTCGCCTGCAATACATATTAAAGCTATTGGGTACGAGAAGACTAATACAGAAGAAATCTTAAGTCTCGAGCTTCCTGATGGAATTCGTAAGTTTTACGGAGTGCCGAAGAACATTTATGACGAGCTCATCAAAGTCTTACATCGAGCTGACTTCTTGGTTAAGGTTTTAGCAAATAATTATAAATATGAAGATATAGTTTGTAATTAAAAAATTTTTAAAAAAGTTTTAAAACAGGCTTAAAACAGTTTACAAATATTTAATTTTGTGGTATAATATATGTATAAAGATTGTTAAGGAGAGTACATATGAAAACACTTATTCACTTTAAGGAATTCTGCGACGAAATTACACAAAGTGCGAGCAGAAAATACAAACAAGAAGTATTAACTAAATATAAAGATGATGAAGTAATTAAGAAATATCTTAAGATTGCTTATGATCCTTATGAGGTATACGGAATTTCTACTAAGAAGCTTTCTAAAGGTATTGCTGGAATGACCCTATACACTTTTGATACTATCCTCGAACTCTTTGATTACTTAAAAGTACATAACACAGGCAGAGACTGCGATGTTAAATTATGTCAAGCAACATTAGAAGTTGTATATTCGGCGTTTGAGGGCTGTACTTTACTTCTTAAAGAACTTATCTGTAAAGATTTGAGTATCGGGTGTGATGCGAAGACCATTAACTCTGTAATGCCTAATCTAATTCCTACGTTTGATGTACAACTCGCCAATAAATACTTCGATAAGCCTGATTACGTAGAAGGAAAGGAATTTGCTATTACTACGAAGATAGACGGCGGAAGAATTATTGCTATAAAGGAAAATGGCCAAGTTTCATTTTTCACTCGTGCTGGACAAAGATACGAAGGATTAGTTGATCTCGAAAAAGAAATGCTTGACCGAATTCCGGACAATTTCGTTTTTGATGGTGAGATTACTTTACTTGACTACAAGAGCTATGATTCTAAAGACGCTTATAAGCAGGCAATGAAGATTACTAGAGCGGACGGCGAAAAGCATGGAGTTAAGATGCTTGTCTTCGATTGTATGTCTGCGGAAGAGTTTCGTAAGCAACACTGTCTGGCTGGTTGGTATGTAAGAAGAACGTTAGTAGAAAGTATTTTCAATCTTGCTGGAGACCTTACATATTTCGAACTTCTTCCAGTATTGTATCAAGGAACTGATACTTCTAAGATTACAGAATTGTTAGATGCCGAGATTGCTCGTGGCCAAGAAGGTATAATGATTAACATTTGCGACGCGAAGTACGAATTCAAAAGAACGAACTCACTTCTTAAAGTAAAGAAGATGAATACCCTCGACCTTCAAATCATCGGCTTCGAAGAAGGATCTGGAAGACTTGCCGGAACGTTAGGAGCTATCTTAGTTAGATACAAAGATGGAAACATCGTAAAAGTCGGCTCTGGATTTACGGACTGGTTGAGAGAAGAGATTTGGAAAAATCAAGGAAAGTATTTAGACACTATCTGCGAGATCCAGTATTTTGAAGAGACTACTAATCAAGACGGCGGAATTTCACTTCGCTTCCCTATCTTCAAAGATTTCAGAACTGACAAGCTTGAGGCCGACTTCTAATAAATTATTAAATTAATAAAACCCGTGTATTAATCTGCACGGGTTTTTCTTTATAAAAAATTTTTGGAAAATTATGCCAAAAATAGTTTACAAAATTAAATTTTTATGTTATAATATAAGTATAAAGCTTAAGTGAGGTACATATTATGAAAAAGATTATTGTTGTTGTAGCAGACGGAAATGTTGAGACTGTGTTCACTAATGTTGATGAGGAAGTTGAACTTGAGATTGTAGACTTTGATTCTTGTTTTGATTCCCACGATGAGCAAGAAGCTTTGGGAGATTACATTGACAGTCTTCGTGCGACAATGAAAGAAATTTAAGGAGACTAGTTATGAAAAGAGCGGAACAAGTAAGTCAAAAGAAAACTAAAAAAGAATCTTTGTCTTTTAATATAAAAGTAAATCCTACACATGTGCCTAATATAGAACATGTCCGTATGTGTGAGAAGTTTCCAGCGAGAACTTTTGAAGATAAGAGATTTAAGAAGCCGAAGCATAAAGAAAAATATTTAGAAAATTATTAAAAAGTGCTTAAAAATGCTTTACAAAATTGGTAAAATGTGTTATAATATATACATAAAGAATAAATAAAGTTTGGAGGAAACTTTTATGAAAAAAGACCTTAAGAAAACAAATTATGTAATCGTTATGGATTATAGCAAAGAAAGCTATTTAGCGGAGGCTTACTTATTAGGCTGGAACAATAACGAAGACTGGTTTGACACTGGTATTGACAGTCGCGATATTATGACTCCAGCAGGTAATGTTAAAAAGAATCATTGGGGTTTAATTGATGTTGACTCACACTCTAGTGCTTATGTAGGTGAAACTTTTGAAGACTGTGCGGACTATGCCGACGGTGCTAGAAAAGAAGGTTATGAATGTACTATCTGTCGTTTAGAAAAAGACGACGAAGGCAATATCAGACTTATACCAGTAGAAGACTAATACATAATAAGGAGAATATAATTATGGAAAAGAAAACAACTCGTAGTTCAGTAGAAATTTTAGCAGACATTGATAGATTAAAGCAAGAACTAAAACAAGCTTTAACTGCCGAAAAGAAAGCAGGTTATAGCGAATTACCTAAAGTAGTTTACATTTGGGATATGTACTTGAATGAAGAAGATAAGGGTAATTGGACTAGTGCTGAAATTTATAACGGTCTATATTCCGGTGCAGTTTTTGAGACTGAAGAAGAAGCTTATGATGCTGGTTTGTTTCATCTTAGAGAATTAGAAGATGAAGGTGAATTGACTTATGAAGATGAAGACGGCGAAGAATATGAAGCAGAGCCAGAAGATTATACAATCGATACTGTTGCAATTTCAGTTAAGGACGTGGATGAAGAAACTTTAGCAGGTTCTGGTTTAGAACATTTAATTTAATAACGAGGTAGAAAATGGATAAAGAATTATTTACAGAAATACTAGAGTCTCTAAAACAACGTAAGGATTTGTGCGAAAGTTTTCTAGGCACAGTACATACCACAGAAGATCTTAAACAACTTTCTCTCGCTCGAGCAGTAGAACTTAAGAAGTTTTGTGTAGAAGAAGAAGTAATCATGACTAAGATTGTTATGGTTGATCTCTACCATATTATTGGCATGGGACAGTTGTCGCCAACTCAGATGATGAAGTTTACATATTTAATGCAGGACTACCTTTCTTACCGCCCAGTGATAAAAGCTCTTGCTCAGAAGTTAGACCGCATCGAAGAACTTCCTAAAATCCCTATTAAAACTAAATTTAAGTTAATGGGATTGGGCAACGCTACTCTAACTTATGGTGAAGGTGAAGTAGTTGATGAAGCTTCAATAGAAGACTACGATAAACTTAGGGAACAGAATATCCCTGAACCTCCCGCTGAACTTCCTTTTACAATCTCAGGCAATAAGATTAAAGTAGACCTTGGCAAGCTTGATGTGTTTGTTCAGTTAATGGAAATGTTGTTTAAGACACCACTCTCTGTTGATAAACTTAAGAGTAAAATTAGTAGTCATGGTGAGTATATAGGAATTACTTGGACTGATATGTTCTATGAAGAAACTTGCGAAGGACCTGCTGGTATTTTTGCAGTAGGCAATATGACATCTAACAGCACTCGTCAAAAGATTATGAGTTATGTTAATAAAAAATCTTAAAAATTTTTTAATTTTTTTGAAAAAGTATATAAAAACAGTTTACAAAACTGGTAAAATATGTTATAATATAATTACAAAGTAAATAAACAAATTTTTTGGAGGAAAAATTTATGAACAAAAAACGTTTTAAGAACATTATTGAACCTGCTAAGAACTTTACAAAGGCATCAGAAGTTTACAACTATCTAGAGTCTCTCGACGATGTAAACTTTATGGCAAGTGCAATCGCTTATGGATTTGGTTGTACTTATGATGACTACATAGAAGCAGAAGTACACAGTGCTTTATTAGAATTAGTACAAGACAAAGATAAGACTATTGCCGAAGTTTATGACGAATACTGTGAGATGTATGCCGAAGAAGAAAGTGATAAAGACTATGATGACGATGAAACATTCAGCTGTTTTAATGGTTATGACGGACAAGAACCTGAAGATATAATTGCTTGTGCGGTATTTGATGTATTAGACGCTGTAGATAAGTCTAAAACGGTTAAAGAGGGTTTCAAAGCATTCTTCCTTGAATATATGGTATATGACAGTGAATTAGATGAAGTTGTATATCTTTTAGACTTAGATGAATACGACATCGAAGACGACTCTGACGAATATTTTAATAAATAACAATAGAAATAACCTATCATAAAAGGTAGGTTATTTTTTTTATTTTTTTTGAAAAGTGCTTAAAAACAGTTTACAAATTACGGTAAATGTGATATAATATATGTAAGATAAAACGAGGAGGACGTAAGTCTTATGGAAATTATTAAAGTAGAAACAAAAGAACAATTAAAGGCACTCAATGACTGTTCTGCGATGACGTGGGAAGGTTTAAGAGAAGAAGACTTTGGTGTTGCATTAAGTATGTGCGGTGCTGAAGGTGCTAAAGGTTATTGCACATTAGGTAAAGTAATGAACAAACTTTGTAAGTTAACCGGTTCTAATGCTTATCCTGATGACTTGACTATTTTTAGTATTGATAAGTTTAAGGGACTTGCTATTACGGTAGGTGCTCGCTGGATGGATGATGTCATTTCGAATAACGCTCGCAGAGAAGGCTATTATCCTTTTAGAAAATAATTGGAGGAATACATATTATGAAAAAAACTTATACTATTACATTTAAGGCAGAACTTACTGAAGAGGATGTTAAAGCGATGCAAGGTTGTTTCTATCAAGCAATGAACGAAAGTATGGAAATTTCTGAAGTTTGGGGGGTTAGAAATTACTGAAGATAAGTTTAGTGCAGAACCAGATAACGGTTTTTATCATATTCACGACTGTGTTGACGCTTTAATGAACTGTGAGAGCATTGATGAAGTTAACAACTTGTTAGATAACTTCCCTCATAAATTTGGTGAATGGTGGGTAGACACTATTGGTGAAGGGGAAGACGCTTACTACGAAGTCACCAACGAGTGGTGGGATTCTGTAAACGAAGAACTTTGTAGTAATCAATACCAACTTGACATCGAGGTAGAGGAGGAAGACTAAAATTATTTGCTAAATTATTTGATTAACTTCAAAGGAGACCATACTTATGGCAATAATAGAAAACTTTAGTACATTATCACAAGAAGAACTTAAAGAGTTTGTTGATAAACTTATAAAAACTATTAACACAGAGCAGATCTTCGCAGATAATGCTGAACTTACATTGGATACTCAATGTGCTATAGAGACAAGTGATTTTGATGGCAATCTTTATATCCCACTTGAGTGTGCTATTGATGTTGAGCGTTTTGCTAAATGGGATTGTGGTAGTCCTGAAGAACGCTTTGATATGAATAGTGCCTATAATCTAAATTTTGATAACTCTATTATAGAAGATGCAAAAAAATCATTTAAGACGCTTTCTACAACACTTGAAGGTTATAACGTAAGTTTAGAGTTAGATGATGTAGATGACGACGGATATGAACAAGTAGAAGTAGATAGCTATTCTGAAGCAGATGCTGGTATTGGTGAGTATGAGTTCTGGGGGCATAAGAGCTACGACTCTCAGCCTTACTGTGAAGTTGAAGGTACTATAACTAAATCATGTACTTGTTATATAACACTTTGTGTTGAGCCTATTTAATAATTAAAATTAACTAATAAACCCTGAGGCATATGTCTTGGGGTTTTTATTTTATAAAAAATTAAAAAAATTTTCAAAAAGTTTGTAAAAACAGTTTACAAAATTGGAAAAATATGTTATAATATTGTATGTAAATAAGATTTGGAGGTTAGTTAGAATATGCCAGAACCTAAATATATACCTAAAAAAAGAACAGCACTAGATGGTAAAACTTGGTGGTGTGTTTATGACACTGTGAAAGACGCTTGGAGTACGATAATTTATTTTGGTAAGTATAAAACTAAAAAAGCTTGCCAAATAGATATTGACTTTTTCACAAAGGAGGATAAGAAGAATGACTAAAACAGAATTTGAAGAAATGACATTAGACGAACTTTTAGAATGGGCTAATGAAAATATCAATGATATTACATACGAAGATACTTTGATTGAATTTGCAAAGCATAAGATTGATGACGATAATATTTATATGGCCATACATATCCTCGGAGCAATCTATAATAGCGAAGAAGCTTATAACAATTACTACTTATATGACTACTCTATGGGAACTTTGGAAACTCCGACACCTATTACTTGTAAAGAAGATTTAGAACCTTACATAGACTTTGATGATGAAGAGGACTGTGAAATATATACCTGTTGGGATTTAGACGAGGAGGAATGATTATGATTAAGTGTGTATATTTGATTAAATGTGAACGAGATGCGTATGACCCTAATGATATCACCGCTACTTACACGGATATAGTAGGTTTTGTAGACGACGTTGAAGTTGCAAAAGCATACTGTCTTAAAAGAAATGATGGTTGGGAATACGGTCCTTACTCTTATGAATGTGTGAGCGAACTTACTATAAAAGATATGGAGGAAAACTAATGAGAGACACAACTAATAAAATTTTAGAAATGATCGATGAAGGATTACTTGATGCTAGAGATGTTGCTCAGATGTGTCTAAAGTATATGAGTGAAGACGCTGTAGCAGATATGGCTGAGGCTAATGAGGTCTTCTTTGAAGAGGAAGAAGATGTTGATGAAGACTTCGATGAAGAAGCACCTGAATGTCCTTACATAGTTTTCGCTGGGAAGTCTTGTAGCGAAGAAAACCCAATGTCTGCGTGGCCAACTGAAGAAAGTGCTATCGAAGCGGGAAAAGCAATATTGGCTAGTAAGTCTATTTTCTATAAGTATGTTGAAGTAGTGCTTATGCCGGAAGATGATATTGATACCAACGAAGTTATTTGGTGGGGAGAAAATGTTGATACGACCAACGTAGGCCAACAGAATTAACCCTGTGGGATTAGTTTAAGTCTAGTTTTAGTATTTTATCATCACTAGATTAACTAGCCCCAGAGGGCTAAATAAAGACTCAAATACATTATAAATAGGAGAACAAATATGAAAAAAGAATGCACTGGAAATCTTAAAGAGATTATTTTAGCAATGATCGAAAACGAAACGGACTGTTGTGAAGTTACAAATACTGTCGGTGACATTTCTGTAACTGTAGACATTACTATTACTAAGATAGTAGATAAAGGTGAAGTAGTCTACGATGCTTACGAAGATAAAGATGATCCTTACAGCGACGAGATTGATGACTACGAGCCTCGAATTTTACATTAAAATTTTTTAAAAAATTTTTAAAAAAGTGGCTAAAAACAGTTTACAAATCCGGTAAAATATGTTATAATATAATTACAAAGATTGATTAAGGAGACCGCTTGTTATGAAAAAGTATGGTGTTTACAGAGTATTTATTGAAAACGAAAAAGTTGACAAATGGCTTTGGGGAACTTGGGAAGACCCTCACAGAGCAAATGAAGTCGGACTTGAAATTCAAGGAGACGGTTATTTTACAGAAGTAATTGAATTTGAAGACCAAGATCCACCTAAACATATCTTTTATCATGCAAACTAAATACTTGGAGGGTTAATTTATGGAAAACGAAAAATATCCTATTAAAGAAGAATGGCAAGAATACTACGATGTATTAGAAGGAATTAGAAGAACTGGCGTCGTGAATATGTGGGGAGCTTCTCCCTACTTAAAAGAGTTTTGCCCAGAGCTATCAGAAAAAGAATCTCAAGAAATTCTTTGCAACTGGATACATAACTACAACGAGTTAAACAAAAAGTTTGGCTGGCAAAAATAAAGGAGTACATACGTATGAACTATAATGACACTATTAAAGATTTAACTGCTTGGCTCGAAGACTTAAAGAGATCTGCTAAGCTTGATGAACCTTTTACCATCTCTTGGTTTAAAGGAACTAAAAATTATCCATTTTCGATTATCGGAGGCTGGACGAAAGGCTTCTCTGATGACTATGCCGACTTATTATGCGTTAGTGAATCAGAATCTGAGTATGCTATGTGTGTAAAGATCGTTATCAACGAAGGATCTTATGCGTATACTGACTACGAAGCTATGAACATGCCGTATGATGAAGAATCCGGTAATGTTGATGACACTGAAGTCGCTCTTGAGTGGGATGACAACTCTGAAAGTCTCGCTACGTGGTTATTAACGGAGTGGGAAAGGATTATGAAAGAGCACGGAGAGGAAATCTAATGTTGTATACCCTAGAATTAACTGAAGAAGAAATAGACTTCATCAAGGAAAGATGCTCACGTAAGGCGGCGAGATTAGAAGAATCTCATTTAGAAGATACTCCCTGCTATAAACTATCGTGGGACATCATGATCAAGATTATGAATATTAAAAAGGAGAATTAGTATGGATATATTTAGTCAACGCAGTAATGAACTTCAAAAAGCGTATGAAGAAGGAATAATCCACGGTGTAGAAACCGTGTGTGCTGAACTAACTGAAACTTTTAAAGATATTCCAATGTGGGGATCTGTAGCAGTATATCATATCAATAAGTTGTTAGAAAACTTTAATAAGGAGAAAGACGCCAGATGAGAAAACCTGAAATAATCGAAACTTCCGAAATTTCGCCATGTCCGTTTTGTGGTAATACCAAACTTAAGGTAGATAGTAAGCACAATGGTCATTGGTCTACTGTTGGAACACACTCTGCTACTGTAAGATGCACTAAGTGTCATGCCAGAGGTCCGACTGCATCGTGTAAAGTATCCCCTGAACTTTATGGTGCAGATGATGCTACTAAACAGAAAGCAATAGAACTTTGGAATAAGAGGATTTAACTATGAAAAAAGAAATTAGTTTTTGGAAAACACAGTGGTTTAGTATGGTGGTAGCTTTCATTGCTATTGCTACGGGATTCGTTTATCTTATCGGAGCAGTATCAATAGTAGAACCAGTACTTTCATTATTCTGGTTTTTAATCTCCGAAGTTTGGGTCATTACAGCTTTAGTGGACTATAATAACCTTCGTATTAAGAAGATACGAGATAGAATAGAAGTACTTGAGTACTGCGCAATTACAGACATAGTAGAAGAGTCTCCTAAACACTATGTGGTAAAGAGACGACTCGGTCCAGATAAGGAGGACTAACTATGGGAAAAACACTTACTCAAAGAATCTATGAAACTCCACTAGATATTAAAGATGCTCTTTATAACAGTGGATACAAAGCCGGCAAATCAGCAATGATAAGTGAAATAAAAGATATTCTAGAAGACTGCTCTCAGACTAATGGTATAATGTTCGTTAGAGCGCTTCAAGATCTTATAGAAAAATACGGAGAGAAAGATGCTAGATAAAATTTATCTTTATGGTGCAAGGGATACCACAACAGGAAAGTTAGTATCAGATATTACTAATCCTAAAAGAAAGTATTGGGATAAGAAAGGTAATGCCGAGAAAGCAATCAGCGATTACAATCGAGGTTATGCCAACAGAAAACTTCCGTATTCCGCTAACAAAGGCGAACATGGGATTATCGAATTAGTTATCTTTGAATTAGTAGAGGTGCCAAATGGAAAATAAAGAAATAAAGTATTGGATTATTAAGAATCCTGACACTGGACTTTACTACAGAGGTAAGGGAGAAAACCGTTGGGGTAAGTACTACAATCAAGCGTCTATCTTTAGAATTAGAGGGCAAGTAGAAGAATCCTGTGAGTGGATTAATAGATGCCATCGTAATGGTGAGAAGGCTGAAATTGTAGAAATTAAAATTATAGAAATTAGTAATAATTAACAAAAAGAAATCGTATAATATAATATAAAACATTGGAGGATTTAATTATGAGTATTTATGGTAAATATGAAACTTATAAAATTGTATACTATCCTAAAATTCAAAATAACGGTCAAATGGGAGTTGCTCTTGTAGAAGCTGGAGACTGGTCGCACGCAATGACTCTTTTCCAAGAACAATATGCCGGACAATTCCACACTGTAAAGAGCTGTGAAAAATTACTCGGCTAATTTAGAAAATTACAGCAAAATGTAAAAAGTTTTACTGTATAATATAATAGAAAATGCCGCGGGGAATAACTACTTTTGATATATCTCTTATCGTTTTCTTTTGTAAGTGTTCCTTCATTCTCCTCCTTAAACATAAACATTCTCCGTGGCTTCCACATAATTATTTAAAAAGACCTGCTGTTTTAGTGGGTCTTTTTTCTACCATTTATTGTATACTATAGTATTATGAAATTTGGAGGATTAACAAATGAGTAAGTACACTACATATTATAATAGTAGACAGACGATGTATAGAGATCTAGCGACTAATTGGATGAAGTACGTAGAAGAACATGGGATTACGAAACGTCAGATGCACGGGATGTCTATCTTCTTTACTAATATCGCTAGAAGATTCGGATTAATGAAAGACTTCCGAGACATCGGAGTTATTTAATTTTTTTCAAGAACTTCTTAAAAACAGTTTACAAATTCTACCAAATGTGATATAATATAGGTAGAATAAAAGTTAAGGAGAAATTACCGATGCTTGAAATTATTAAAGAACGTAAAGTAAGAATCGAAAAAGAATACTACATTAACTTTGACTGTAAGGCTGACGATAGTTGCGGATTTATTTTCCCTGCTAATCCAGATGAAACTCTTGCGTTGGATAAGATGCCGGAAGAAGCGAGGGCTAACTATTATACCTGTGAAATGAACGTAGACTTATACAATCGTTGGTTTGAAGAACGCGAAGTAAAAGTAGTTGACTATGCTGTGGGAAAATGTAGATGTGGTGCCAAAGTCGAACTAACTGACGATGCTTGGATGGGAGCAGTACAGTGTGAGAAGTGTGGTAAGTGGTACAACATCTACGGACAAGAACTCAGAGACCCGAAGTATTGGGAGGAGGATTAAGATGAATAGATACCTTATCTTTTCTATTACCATAGCCGAAGATGATCTAAAACATCTTCCTGAGAAATCATGGTACAATCATAACTACTATGAAATAACCGACTGGAACGACTATCTAATTCCCGAGAAGTGTAATATACTCTTTGAGGAGTGTGAAGATGATGGACCCGGTGCTTACTATCACTTGGGATACTTTGAGGGTGAACAATTTAAGTCTATGTTTACTTGGTATGAAGATGAAGCATTGATTTAAAAATAATTTAAAAATTTTTAAAAAACTACTCAAAAACAGTTTACAAAATTTGGTAAACATGATATAATATATATAAAGAATAAATAAAAGAGGTACATATTATGCAGTCAACAAGAATCGCAGATACAAATGAAATTAACAGAAGGTGCAGTGAAGTCTTTGATATGCAAGAAGGCGACTTCGTTTGGGGAATCTTCCTAACTGATGACGGTCAATTGTTAGTTGAAATGGAAGAGATTACAGAAGACGGTGATAGTTCTGGCATCTTTAACTTTGAACCTAATATGGAAGAAAGACCTGAGGCACTCGCTTACTTGATGGGCGAGAGAAACGATTTTAACGATTAAAAAATAATTAAAAAATTTTTGAAAAAGTAGTTAAAAACAGTTTACAAATCTCACCAAATATGTTATAATATATGTAATGAATAAAGTTAATAAGGAGAACATATTATGTTTTATTACAAAGTAGAATCAAGTCATTGGCCAAACAATTTAGAATTCAAATCTAAAATTAAAATGGAAGTAGGACAATGTTTCCGAATTACTTCTCACGATGGTTTCAAATCGTATCCAACTAGATTTAAGGTATTAAGTGTTTCAGATACTCCTGAATATACTGGAACTGTTGTTGAAATTCTAGATGCCGATTTAACTGTTGAACAGTTCTAACTTTAATCACACTTATCCAAACTCGTTTTGGTTAATCTAATTTTCATATTTTCAACTTTCGGAAAAAGACTGATAGAGAAAATCTATTGGTCTTTTTTCTTTTACTTATTTACAGACCTCCGGAACCGTGCTATAATTATCTAGAAAGTTGGAGGTGAAAGTAGATGATTAGTTATTTAAGACTCAAAGATATGTGTAGAACTGTCTGGTCTTTATTAACTGAAGAAGAGCGGGACTACTATCTAGAAAATGTCGGGATGATTAAATTTATAAAAGATGTTTCTAACTTACTTGGTTTGACACCAGAATATCTTTTAGTTGAACTATATGATGAGATACTAGAACAATTGTAAAAGAAGAGATCGGTCGTTTGTTGACCGGTCTTTTTAATTAAAAAAAATTAAAAAATTTTCAAAAAAAGTTATTAAAAACAGTTTACAAATTTTGTTAAATGTGATATAATATATATGTAAATAAGTGAATGACACTTATAAAAAATAAAAAGGACGGAAACACATTATGGAAAAAAAGTATGAAATTAGTTATTTTAGAAGTACAGGAAAACCTGACGAAGTCGTAGACAGAGACACGATGGAAGATATTGTTTATGAGTTAGAAAGTTTTGAAAGAGACGATGTAAACATGATACACGAACTTGAACCTGACGGTAGTTTAGGAAAAACTATTTGGACTGAAGAAGAAGGTTTATTCGTACTTCTTTAATTAGTTCTATCTAATAAATTTACATAGAATAAAGTCTTATTAAATTAAGACTTTATTTTTTTTCAAAAACTTGTTAAAAACAGTTTACTTTTCCGGTAAAATATGGTATAATATATATAGAATAAAGAGGAGATTTTATTATGATAAGTTTTGAAGATTATTTTTGGGATTGTAGAATAAAGAGTTATGATAAGAAAGTTCTAAATGGTAAATTTCCAATTAGAAAACTTGTAAATAGATGTCAAAAAGTTAATTGGGACAAAATGGAAGAAGTTTCTAAATTAAAAAGTTTTCAAATTTATAACTATTTAGAAAACAATCACGACTTATTAGAAAAACTTTGGGAGTTAGAATTTGGAGTGAGTATTCATTCTTAATAGGAGGAAATAAAATGATTAAAGAAATTGTTAAAGACGCAGAGTTCTTAACACAAAAATCCGAACAAGTAAGCATAGAAGAAGCACAAGAAATTATTACTGACCTTCTAGATACTGCTAATTATCACATCGACAATTGTTGTGGTTTGGCAGCACCTCAGATTGGAGTACATAAAAGAGTAATAGTTATTAGAAATGGAAATACTTTCTTCCCTATGATTAACCCTGTGGTTATTAAGAAGGATGGTAGAAAGTTTGTTAACAACGAAGGTTGCCTTTCTTTGGAAGGAACTAGATCGGTAGACCGTTACTCTTCGGTCCTTGTTGGATATCTTGATAAGTCTGGCAAGAGAATAGTTAAAACTTTTAACGGACTTCTTGCTATCATTATTCAACATGAGACTGACCATCTTAATGGGATACTTATTTAGGAGTACATAGTATGGTGAAGTTTAAACTATTACAGATTAGAGATATAGATAACTGCAGTTATTCTTTTCTTGGATTTAATACCGCCAGACAGATGGGCTTTTCACTAAATGACTATGAAGTTGTTTATGAAGATGAAGTGGGATCTGTAGATGACGAAGATGCCTTGGAGTCGCTGTTCTACATTTTTAATGCCGACTGTCCTGAAGACTTCAAAGGTAGATCGATGTCGGTCAGTGACGTAGTAGAACTAGATGGAAAGTATTACTATACAGATATTGTAGGATTTAAGGAAATTAAGTAAGGAGACATTGATTATGAAGAAGAATATAATTAAAACAACTGCTGGATGTTGTCCTAAATGTCATCGTCCTAATAAACAAATAGTAGAAGGTAAGTACCCAATGTACGATAGGTTCGAGGATACTATTACTAAGTACTTCATCTGTGAGGGATGCTTAACTGAGTATTATGAAAAGTTTAATCTTGAATATGCCGGCTGCGAAGTAATCGAACTTACTGAGAACGGTTACGGTGTGGTTGCGTACGACGCACTCGGTACTGAGGTAAAGTAATGAAATACTACCACGGAACCTCTATTGTTGGCCTAGAAGAAATACTACCACCAATAGATACTAATAATTTAAGAGAGGATTTTAGATCAGGTTTTCAGGACTGTGTGTTTATTACTCCTCTAAAGAAGTCTGCAGAAACCTATGCCAGAAAATGTGCAGCTAAGTTTGGAGGAACTCCTACTGTTTATGAAGTAGAGCCAGTTAATCCAATTAGTCTAAACGTAGGGCAGTACGTCTGTGATAAAGCTTTTGTACTGGATAGTTATGAGGTAAAGTAAAATGACATACACTATTGAATTGGATAAGTATGATTTAGCTAGACTTAAACGTATAGTAAAAGATGCACTGCAAAGAGAACTTAAAGCTATAGACGTTTCTATAAAATGTAATGATGAAAGTGGTGAGGCTTTGGCAGACTATGAAGCTACACAACTTATGATGTTATTGGGAAAATTGGATAATGTTATTCCAGTAGCAGATAAGATTACTGTTTAAGGAGATCCTAACTATGGAACCTATGAACGAAGAATATAAAGAAGAACTAAAGAAAGAACTCGGTAATGCTATTGCCGCCTACGGACAGATCTTAACTAAAGCTTTTCTAGGAATTAGCACACCTAAATTCGAACATCTGATGAGGTGCACCGAAGATGAACTAAGACATAAGATGCAGATGCTTAAAGACTTTCATAGTGCGTTATAAAATATTTAAGGTAGCCTATTAAAAATAGACTGCCTTTTATTGTATAGTATAATAATTAGAACAGGAGAACTGATTAATGAAAAAATATAAGTTTAACGTTAACCGTTACATGTATGTAAAACTAACCGACTTCGGTAAGGAAAAGATTATTGAGAAGTGTGGTTATGGATACTTCGAGCATTGTATAGAGAACAAGAAACAACCAGACGGATACTACCAGCTTCAGGCACATGAAGTGATGAACTTATTAGGTGAGTATTGCTATAATGGTGCTCTTCAATTACCATTTGAACTTGATGTATACTTTACTGATGAAGACCTTAAATCTGTGGAGGATTAATATGAGCGTAGTAAAAGAAGCATATGGTTATGGTGCTTCACATTGTAAATTAACTTATAGATATGCTATTACTAATATGCCAGAAGAAGATTCCGTATTAATAGAATCAGTAGAGTACATAATGAATAAAGCCTTTTATGCAGCCGAAGCTGAGATAGAAAAAGAACTTTACAAGAGAGGATTAATGACCTGTAATGCTTACCTTTACCGTATTGATGACATGCGTGTAAATGGTAATTACTTAGTACAAGACTATATTAAAGAACTAGATGCTAAGTATAAGGAGAACTAATATGACATTTGTAGAATTTACAGAGATGACTTACGGAGTAGACCGTTGGCAGATCTTCTTTAACGGTAAATGGATCGTCGGAACAGATACCCTAGACAGTAAGTATTACGATATGACTATTACTGGATTTGACTTCGAAGCCGATGATTATGGAAGGATTACCTGCACGGTAGATTTAAAATAACTAAAAAATATTTAAGGTGGTCTATTAATAATGGGTCACCCTTTATTGTATAATATAGTAAGTAAACAAATTATGTCGAGGTAGATATATGAATCCTTTAAATATTATTGCTCAAGTTGCATTAGTAGTTGCTACAGGCCTTAGCATTACATATATAATATACCTAATAACTGATTTAGTAAAAAGGAAATAGTACAATGAGCATAAGTACAACTACAGATAACTTCTTTTTTGACAAGTGGCATACTCAATATTTAGATCAAACTGAGGAGCCTGCTTATAGCGATACGCTTAACGGAAAGAAGATAAGTATTTCTAAGACAGAGAATATAGTATTAACTATTCCTATAAAAAGATTAACCGGTGGGGAGGTAAAATAATGGAACAGATGAATGCAGAATATAAAAAAGAACTAAGAACAGAATTAGGAAATGCGATTGCAGCTTATGCCCAAGTTTTGCGTAGAGCCTCTGAAGGAATTCTTACACCAGGATTTGCGCCTTTATTAAAATGCTCTGAATTAGAACTGAGGTACAAATTAGAAATACTCAAAGAGTTATATAATAGCTTTTAAGGAGAATTAGTATGGATAAGAAATTAGCGTATCAAATACAAATACACCTTTGTACGGATGGTGACTTTGCTTTTAGAAAGGATTTATTATGGGATGATTTCTTTACTAATGATTGTAGAGAGATTCTTATTTGTGGTGAAGAGGACTTCGTATGTAATATCTATGAAAAAGATATGAGCCGTTGTAAGTGGGACCCTGGTGAATGGTCAATGTATACAGCTAGAAGTACTTTTGAACAATACATATCTGCAATGCATGTCTTGCATACCCACCTATATATTTGGCAAGATTTATTAGAGTGCCTCGAAAAGCTAGAGAGATGGATCTACCATCGTGAGACATTTGAAAATAAAGATTATTTTACTGCTTATATGTACGGAAACTATGAGGGTACAGAATTTACTATAACAAGAATCGAGGAGAACTAGTATGGAATTTATATTTGGAGATATAATATATAAGTATGAGGATGGACATATTTATTATAAAACGGACTATGGTACTTACCATTATTTTTGTCCGGTGCTTAGAGAGCTAGAAGAAATACTAGGGCTCTTTACAGAAGAAGGACAGATAACTATTTTAGAAGCTATTGTTCATGGCTGTCTGTATGGATATAGCGACGGTAAGAAAGCAAAGATTAGCGAAATTAGAAGAGCGCTTGATATAGATTAAGGAGGACTTGTTGTGGAACAAAAAGAAATAGCAATCCAATGTTTAGAAAGACTCGACATCTATAAACCTTACATTAGAAAGTTTAAATCAAAAGCCGGCATTCCCTGCTTCTTTGAAAACTTCGGTGGATACTATGTAGATCAAGAACCTGAGATCTGGAACAAGGTAAAAGAAGTAGAAAAAGAATACGGTGGTCTAGTCTACGCCCTTACACATGAGAGAACTAACATTGGGGAAACCTGGTCGATGTTATATATACCGAAAGACTGTGAGATTGTTGAAGATGTTCTTGATCCGATTAACTCAAAAGAATTCTATGTCTTTGCTTACGTCTGGAATAAAGATGACGACTGGTGCTCAGAGTTCGGCGACATCGTAGTAAGGTCCTTCGGTGGTGGCATAAAAAGAATTGGTTAATTAATAGTTTACAAAACTTCTTTCTTGTAGTATAATGTATCTGTATTCTGTTGAGCTGATTTATATTAGTATCATTACTCAAAGGGGCTGACTATCTTAATTGGTAGTCGGTCTTTTTATTTGCTAAATTATTTAGATAACTTATTAAATTAATAAATTTAAGGGGGCTCTCATAATGAGACAAACTATAAAAGAATCGTCTAACAACAATAATATTTTATATACCAAATCTTCTGGAGAATATCTAGAGGCAAATAGCAGTGGTCATGGTTATGCTGCATATAATAAGTTCAACGTATATCTCGGACATATTAGTGCCGACTCTGATGAAGAGGCTATTAATAAGTTCATGGCTAAAGAGCCTGAATATGAGTCTTTAGAAGAAGCTACTAATTATGATTTTACCAGATATAAACTACACGCAGAAATAGTAATCGAAAGAGAGTACGGGGAAGATGCTGAATATCACTTAATGAATTACCATAAGTACTATCAAGCCTTCGAACCTGAATATATCTTATTATATGAATTAATAGACCAAGGCAAGTTTATAATAGTTACTACAAGTAATGATGCAATAGAAGAGTTTGATACTATAACAGAAGCTAATAATTACTGGGATGAGTTCTTCTCTGAACCTGAAGATGAAGAATCTTTTGTAAAAGATGCCGCAGATAACTGGCATACACAAGAGTGGTAAGATACTGATTTAAATACATAAAGACCTTTCAAGTAATTGAGAGGTCTTTTCTTTTGCTAAATTATCTAGATATTAATTCTTGATAAAAGGCGGAACTTGCTAAATGAACTTTAATGATGTATATTCTACACTAGAAACTTTATATGAAGCGAAGAGGGTAATCCATGATGCAGACATCCTTTACCACTTCACTAACCCGACACCATTCTTAAAGATCTTTAAAGAGGATTGCTTACGCGCAGACGTTCATCTAGACGCAGTTTGTCTAACCACAGATAAGGACTACCAGATCTACGGGTATCCCTGTGGCATCCAGTTTAGTCGTAGCAAATTAACCCAGGCAGGTTACGATCTAGTTCCCTTTGATGAATTCGAAGATGACCCAGAATCTAGAGGAGAATCAGAGGAGCGCATCTATGGGAACATTAATAACATGTCTAACTACGTAACTGCCGTCTATATAAATTGGGAAAACATCTCATTAGTACAAAGTGCTGAGGGGGACAGAATAGCAGATGCTGTATATGATGAGCAAGGAAATGAAGATGAGACCTATGACTTAATGCTAGAAGAATTCAGGTCCTTACTATCAGAACTAAAGGGTAGAGGAATTAGAGTAGTAGAGAAAGGTTACCCGGTGACCGGTGAATATTATTTAGATACAGACGGGACTCTTCAGTATGGTCAGATGCCAGCACTTAGCACTGCGAGCTAATTTAGTTAATTAAATATTTAAAGACTCTTCTATAAAACGAGGGTCTTTTATTTTTACTTAAACAATTAAATTTGGAATCTTGACATTGTATAATATAATATAAAAAATTATACGGAGAAATAGATATGAAATTTAATCAAGTTGAAACTACTTTTATTTGTCAGTTTAGTAAGCCAGCAAACATAGCGATGCTCGAAGGATATAAAACACGTAGAGACAAAAGTAATAAAGAACTTGCTAATTACTATCGAGATATAGTTTGCGCTCTTGCTAATACACCGGCGTGGGGAGTATCTGGCGTTAATAAGATGATGAATGAACTTACTGCAGCAGTTAGAGCATCTCTTACTAAAGCAAAGAAAGGTAAGACTTCTGCGTATGCTCACGCAAATAAGCTTCTTACTTATGTCGCTCATTTCGGTAACGAAGATGCCAAGCCTTGCTATAGTGGTAGATATAAGTTAGCGCCTATTCTTACGACTGAAGAATTACTTCAATTAGAAACAATGGTTTAAGGTATACATATGGCACCTGAATTAATCCTATCAATAGTATCCCTAGGACTATCCACTATCACAAGTATATTAACATTAACCATAAATGCAAAGATAGGTAGACTTAATAACCTTGAGGCTGAACATAAATACAAGAAACACATAACTAAATTTGAACTTAGCTTTAAAGATGAAGAATGGCTATTTAACCTAATGAAGTCAGATGAATTTCATAACTATGATAACAAGAGCCGACGTTTAATTCACAAGTGGTGGCGAGAATATAGTAAAACATATCTGCCTAAAAAACTAAAGGCTACGCTGCCTAATAGCCATGACTTTAGTGGTGTAATATTACGTTGCCCACCTCCTGTTGAAGTTCCTGTTGAAGACTGCTGCGATATTGATAAAGAGGATTAAGGAATTAGTCTTCTTTTTTTTTATTTACAAAAATTTATTAAATTCTGAAATAAAAGATCGTATAATATAATGATAGAAATTTTATGAGGTACATTTATGTATAATGTTGTAGGCTATAAAAATAAACCAGCTGTAGTAATGAGTAAGAATGATAGTGTAGCATCTGTTATGTATTTTATAGAAGAAGATAATATGATAAAAGCTGCTATAGACACTGTTTATGATAAAGCGTTGATAACCGATTACGTTTGTCCGTATGCAGATGCAACCCACCCAACCAGAATTTACTGTAGCGGCGGTAAGTGTATGTACATGATGAACTCACCGGCAGAATTAAACTATGTTTGTCTAAAATGCTTAAACGAATCTTTATTAAGCAAAGCTGCGGATGAAGGTATTATAGAGAGGTAACTTATGGAATTTATTTTAACTTGTAAATCAGATACCCAAAGTGGATATGCTGTAATGACTATCTGTGGTAGTAACTTAGACCTTGCCCTCTGCGAGTATGAAGGTAGCCAAGAAGATATTGTATCTATAGTGAGGGTATTTTAAAAGTATGTTCATTAAATTCATTTTAGATAATAAAGAAGTTACTTATGAAGAACTACAGCAAGCAATGAAGAATTTAGATGCTGGATTTGGCTATAAATATTTTTTTAAATTAGACGATATTAAAAGTGATGGTACCTTAATATTTGAAAGACTAATTGTATAAGTTATGTTGGAGGCTAATCTATGGCAGAAGTTACTAGACACGGAATATATTATTCAGAAGCTAATAAATGTATTCTTTTAGATCCTATTATTGAAAACCCAGTAGACATTAGATGTCCAGAGTGTGGTTATGCTTTTACTATTGACAAACAATACATAGATAAAGGGGAACGTAATACTAGAGCATATTGTCGTAATTGTGAGTGTGAGTTTATTCCTGAAGAATCTGATATAATTGAAAAACAATTGTCAGATGAAGACATGTCATTAATTAGCCACCTAAAAATTATTGCCTATAAAATGGATAAAGTTATAGAAGGACTAAATAAATAAAAACATGACTAGAGAGAAAGCTTTAGAAGTAAGTAATTTACTATTTAAGATAGAAAGATATGAAGCATTAATAGAAGACATTAGTAGTTTAAATGGATTAGAAGAACTCGCTGAAGTTTATGGGGAAACCGAACTAGAAGCCGAGCTAACAGGAGTTGTTCAGGGTAGGCTAAATAAACTGCTTAAAAAACTGAAGGAGCTGTAGATGAATAAAGACGCGTTAGTTAGAGCAAAAGAGCTCGAACACCAAATAGATACTTATAGTAAGATAGCTTTTGCTATGACTTTTCCATATACAAAGTTTAAGCTTTTTAAAAAGCAGGCCTATATTGGTTATGCCGGATATAATGCCCACCCTGAAATTGCAGTGTCAGATCCTGAACTAGCAAAGCTTATTGCAGACTACTGTAAGGATAAAATAAATAAACTTAATGCAAAACTAGAGGAGATGTAAGTATGGAAGAAAAAGAAACTTTAGTAGAACAGATCGCTAAGGCAATTTGTCCTATTATTCAACCCCTTCAATGTAGGGAACTCTGTACAAATGTAGGTAATTGCCAAGAATTAAAAGAAGTATGTAGGAAAATAGTTAATGGTTTTTCTAAGCACGATACTGCGGTGGTGCTGACAAGAGAAGAATACGAAGAATATCAAGATTTACTTAAAAACTTTGATAACTATCTTTTTGAATATAGAAAATTTGCTGATGGATGTATCAAAGATAAAGGCAAGGAAACGGCAGAGAAGATTTTATTTAAGGTTTATTCTAAACTAACTGAACCGTCAACTTGGAAACAAATGCATACTTGGTGGCTATATAACGGAGAGTGTGAACAACTTAAAGCATTATTGAACGAAATTGCAATTAGTGAAGGCGTTGAAATAAAGGAGTAGGCTATGAAAACCTATAAAGCAATAGTTTCTACAATAGAAATTGTAGATGTGACCGCTGAAAGTGAGGAGCAGGCGATCGAAAGAGTTAAAGCAAGCTTACCTCCACGTACAGTGGCAGAAGTACAAATAGCACAAGAAACTAATATAGAAGAAATAAAGGAGTAAGATTATGAACACTTATATAGTAACGTGGTTAGATACGCATGATAATATTATGTCTGAACAAGTAGAGGCTTACGATGTTAATGGTGCCTGCTGGTGTATTAGCTGTAGGCCGTCAGATATTATATCGGTAATTAGAATTTATAATAAAGTACAAGAGGCGCACTATGAGTAATAATCCAATTAAAGGTTTAACTGAATTATATGATGAAGCAGTTAAAAAATCAGATGATGCCGGTTTAGCAGAAGTATATAAGCAAGCAACAGATGCAGTATTTAACGCTTTAAAGAAAGAGCTTAAAGAATACCGTAAGCTTGATATTACTATAGAAGATGTAGAATACCTAGACGGTTATTTTATCTTTGGTATGGGAACGAACTCAGTAGTTCATTTTCACATTAAAGAAACTCCTGGTTGGAAGTATGGCATCTGGTGGTCGCCAGTAGAAACAAAAGATTCTACAGAAGAAAATCCTAAATATGAACTTAATAAATTACATTGTAGTGTCTTCACTCAATACGAAGAAGAGATAGATAAGTTTAAACCTTCAGCATCTACGTTTGTAAAAGAGTTTACTTTCTATTTAGATAATACTTCAGGCTACGGTATGTGGGAGTTTGTCAAGACTATTAAGTTTATTCACGAGGAACCTTACCTTGCTTTTTATAGAGAGATGACATATACTGATTTTAATCACGAGCACGTTAGCCGAGCGAAAGCTAAGTCTTATTTCGAACGCCATTTTAAACAAAAGAGACTTGAAGAAGAAACCACTGCATTTAACGATAAAGAATTACTTAAGACTATCTATACTATCTTAAAAGAAGATATAGACGAAGGTACTTGTTTCGTACACGACCGTGGTGATAATTGGCATCCTAGATACGAGATCGTTATGAAGAATCCTTTTGATATAGAGGACGGCTGCTATGGATTATTTGATATACTAGAAGACGCATATGCTACCGAAGCACAAAAGCTTTGGGATGAAACAGTAAAAGATTGTGAAAAGCGAGCAGACAAAGCTGATAGCTACTGGTATAAGTGTTGTCACGATAGCTTGATATTAGTATCTGCCGATAGATTTAAAGAGTGTTCTGAAAGCGCTAATATAATAGATGTTAAGAAGTTAATGGAGGTTGACTAATGAACACTTATATCGTAACTTGGTTTAATGAAGAATACGAAGAGTACAGAACTGAACAAATAGATGCCACTGATATAGTAGAGGCTTGTTATTATGTTGGATGTAAACTAGAAAACGTGGTATCTGCGACTAGAATCTATAAGGGGAGTGATTAATATGTACTTATATGAAATAAAATATAAAGATAATACGACTGAATATGTAGAAGCAACAGATGTCCAAAATGCTTGTAGTGTTGCTAATTGCAGAATGGATAATGTTGTGTCGGTAATGATAGTGCATGAAGTAGAGAAAGAGGAAAATTAGTATGGCACAAGCAACAGTATGTGATAAATGTGGTACAGTTTTAAAATACGCACCTGATACTAAGATTAAAATTTATTATCACCCTTATGGTGATATACATTATGAGCTATGCTCTAAGTGCACGGAAGAACTAAAGAAGTGGCTTAATAGTGAAAAGCCCTGGAATAAGGAGACTAAATAATGAAACCGATTATTAAATGGGTGGGTGGAAAGCATGGCAATTTGGAGCATATTAGAAAGTTGTTGCCCGAAAACTATAACAGATATTATGAACCTTTCTTAGGAGGCGGAGCAGTATTACTAGACCTTAATCCGAAAGAAGCTTACGTGAATGATATTAACTCAGAGCTAATAAATATGTATATTCAAGTAAGAGAGGATGTAGAAGTAGTAATTAGAGAGCTAGTTAAATTTGACGAGCTACATGAATCTTACGCTAACCCGAAAGTATTCTACTATGATGTTAGAAAAGATTTTAATAATAATCTTAGAAGCAATACTGCCACTCAGGCAGCAAGATTTATATACTTAAATAAACACTGTTTTAATGGTTTATACAGAGAAAACTCTAAGTGTGAGTTTAACGTGCCTTTTAATGGAAAGCTTACTGGCGGTTCTTTTGATGCCGAACATCTTAGAGAAGTATCTAAGCAGATTCATGACGTAATGTTTCTTAACGGCGACTTTGAAGACTGCGTATGTCACGCTGATAAAGGCGATCTAGTGTTCCTAGATCCCCCTTACGACAATTCTTTTACTGACTATACAGGAGCCGGCTTTGAAAGAGATGAGCAAATCAGAGTAGCTAAGAAATTTAAAGAACTATCTGATAGAGGTTGTTATTGTATGTTAACTAATCACGATACGCCGCTTATCAGAGAACTATATAAAGAATATAACTTTACCGAAGTAGACGTCCGCCGTAGTATCAATAGAAAAGGCGATAATAGAAAAGGTAAAGAAGTTATTATTACTACTTATTAGGAGTATCTATGTTAAAAGTTATTTTTTGCGGGATTACTTTACTTATTGTTATTGGCATCATTGTTTTTCTTTTATGCGGTTATACACAAAGAAAAACAATGTCAAAAGATTATGTGCTAGATTTAACTAAAAAGACTACTTATGAATCAGCTACTATCGTGGAACAGTGGGCGGCTGCCGAGGAGCGTCTTGAAAAAGAACGCACTTGGATTAACGAAGTAAAAGAACTTTGTAAACTGAACATAGTTAAGCTTAGCCGAAGACTACCGGTCGGAGTATCTAGAGTAGAACATTACAATAACATAATAGATGAAGTTTATTATAGAGCCATGAGTACTAATGCGAATTACTTTATAATCGCGTCTAATTGGCTTCCTATCTTTTCTTTTACTGCAGACTTTGAGATGACTGAAACTATGCCTATTCAAGGCTCTTATGTTGCAGGTACTTATAAAGGACTTCCTATCATTGTTTCACCTTGCTTAGGTTCCTTTGAAATGATTTGTGGAGCAGATACGCCCACGCCTGAATATAATACTGCAGCTATAGACATGAATAAGTTTATGTTTATTAAGCTCGAAGACTAATTAAAATAAATTACTAATAAATTAATGAAGGAGATATTTAAATATGGGTTGGTTTGATGCAGCAGCTACTTATCGTAGTGGTAAAACACCAAAGTATAAAGTAGGAGATAAAGTATATAGACTACTTGTTATTCCGCCGAAGTTTAATAAAAGAAAGCTACAGAAGTTCTGCGTGCCTTGTGAGATTATGGGAGTATCCGCAAAGAAGAGCGGCTTTATCTTTAGAGAGTTTACTTATACAGTTAAGTCCGCAGCTGGCGAAACTGTAGAAAACGTTTATGAGTCAGAACTTTATACTGAATATCAGAATGTGCCAGAAACTAAGAATCCTGATATTACTTTTAAAGAAGCAGTAGAAGAAGCTCTAGAACAAATGACAGAGGAAGCACAGTAACTTATGGGTTGGATTCATTCAAAGTTTTCATATAAGAGCGGTAAGTGGCCAGAATATAAAGTAGGGGAAGAAGTTTATCTAGTTAGAGATATTCCTGATCCTTGGCTTGGAACTGGCTTATCTCCTGTGCCTGCTAAGTATAAAATAAAGGAAGTATCTAAGACTGCTTGTGGCGGGATTATTAATAGAGAGTTTGTATATGTTATTGTAAATACCGAAACTAATATGGTAACAATAAATGTGTATGAATCAGAACTTAGATCTGCCGCTCAGCCACTAGGATACTATAAACCAGATCACAGACATACAGATTATGAATACCTGATAATTGGCGTTACAAATAAGCTCGATCGTAATGAAGCACCAAGTTTCTACAATGACAATATTCTAGAGCTTACTTGGGATAGCCGAACCGATACTTACCGTCTTTGGTTTGATTCTACTATTACAAACAGCGCGATCGTACGCAATGTAACTCTTTTACTTATGAGCTTGTCATTAGAAGGATATTCAGATGATGAGGTTGTAAGAATTCAGTATAAGTATATAGAACCTACACTTAAAGTCGGCGAGGGGCAGCTAGAAGGAAAAGACGCCTGGATAGCAAAGTCTATCTATATACTTGTAGCTAGAAGATTTATCTGGGATGATATAGTATGTCATGACGAAAAAGATGAGTATATAAAGACACATCCTTCTGCGGAAAAGGTATATAGACCTGATAAGAAATATATTAAGGAGTAACTGTGAATGACTACTGAGCTTTATATTTTACACGTATTTATATTTATGCTGCTAGGTTTTGCTTTGCTAGGCTGTCATCATTTTTTATCTAAATATCGTGATCGTCTTAGAGAAGAAGTACAAGCTAAAAAAGATAAAGAAAATAAAAAGGAAAATAAGACTATGAAGAAGACTATTGTTGTTAATTTAGCTGGTGCACCTGGTGCTGGGAAGAGCACTGGCGCTGCAAAGATATTTAGTGAACTTAAGATGCTAGGTATTAACTGTGAACTTGTAGGTGAGTTTGCAAAAGATATAACCTGGGAGCATAATACTACAGCACTTAGCTGTCAGGAATATGTATTCGGAAAGCAGTCTTATCGTTTAGCTAGATGCAGAAATGACGTAGACGTTATTATTACTGATAGTCCCCTCCCGCTTACTATTATCTATACGCAAGACGAAGCTATTAAGAAACCACTTACTGATTTGGTTATGGCAGTATTTAATACATATGATAATATTAGCTTCTTTATAAATAGAACTAAGCCTTACAATCCTAAAGGCCGCAATCAGACTATGGAAGAGAGCGATGCTATTAGCTTAAGAATTAAGGGGCTTTACAAGGAATTAAATATCCCATACATAGAAATTAATGGTGATTCTGCAGGATACGAAAAAGCTGTTGAATTAATATTAGATAAACTAAATAAATAAGAAAATATTTACCAATTATTTTTAGAATAGTTGGTAATTTTTATTTAATGCACTGTATTATATAATATAAAACTTAAACAAATAAAAATTATAAAGGAGTATTTATGGTAGGTTTTATTTTTGGTATCATTATTTTACTAGCCGGCATTATTACCGGCATATGTTTAACTACTTGTAAAAGAGAAGTTGAAACAAAAGAGTATGTACTAGACGAGAACGGCTCGCCTATTAGAAACAATTGGGGTGAACCTAAGTACATAACCAAGACAAGTGTTAAAAAGCCTTATAAAAAGTATAGTGGCTTTGCTTATGCTGCAGGCATCTTTTTAGGTATCTTATTAACGTTCTTTGGCTGCATGGCTTCTGTATCTACCGGAAACACTGGTGTCGTAACTACTTTTGGTAAAGTTGAAAATTATACTTTAGAAGCAGGTTTTCACCTTAAAGCACCTTGGCATACGGTTACTGAAATGGACAATAGAGTGCAGAAGACTACGGTAGAATTAAGCTGCTTTAGCTCTGACATTCAAGAAGTGTCTATGAAGTATACCCTTAATTATCAAATCGATAAAGCTAACGCACAAGAGATTTATAGAACGGTAGGTGTTAATTATTATGCTACTATCGTAGAGCCTAATATTGCTGAGGCAGTTAAAGTTGCTACTGCACAGTACACTGCAGAACAATTGGTACAAACGAGAAGTAACCTTGCGAAAGATATTGAGACGTTGTTAGAAGAAAACTTAGGACGTTTTAATATTAAAGTATCTTCTACTGCTATCGAGGATATGGACTTTACTGATGCATTTACTAACGCAGTTGAAGCTAAGCAAGTAGCTGAACAAAAGAAAAAACAAGCCGAAATCGAACAAGCTCAAGCATTGGCTCAAGCAGAAAATGATAAGAAGATTGCAGAGACTAATGCAAAAGCAAATGCAGAAGTAGCTAAGATTCAAGCTGAGGCTGATATGGAAGTTGCGAAGATTGCTGCTGACTCTGCTGAATATCAAGGTAAGAAAGAAGCCGCTATTGCTCTTCAACGTTTAGCAAGTATCAATGGTTGGACTGTAGTTATGGATGAAGAAACAGGACTTAATAAACTCTATAAACCTGATGGTTCTGAAGTAAATGAAGAAGAATTAAAAGCCGGCGCTGAAAGACTTATTGAATATTACTATACTCAACAGTGGGATGGTAAGTTACCTGAAACTGTTCTTGGTTCAGACGATAACCTTCTAATTGGCGTAGGAAATTAATAATATAATTTAAATAAATTACCAGTTATATTAATGTAACTGGTAATTTTTATTATACTTATATTGTATTATATATTGTAATAACTTAAAAGGAAATGGCTATATGTAGAAAATGCACCTAATAAAATTAGAAGAATTAAACGACTGGGTAGAACGTTTAGCTAGCCCTGGTGAGGTTGCTATCTACTATGAGAGCAGAGCAGATATACTATATGTATATAAGTATGAAGGCTCAGACGAAAATCCACAGTGGTTACGCTTTGTAAAAGAATTACCTGTATTAGAAGAGCTTCCTACGGTAAAAGGTAAATGGATACCCGTAAGCCAGAAACCTGGAGTTCACGCAGGTATGAAGTGTTCTATTTGTAAAGCTAAAATTTCTTATAAAGATTATTACGGCGGCCAGCATAACTATTGTTATAAATGTGGTGCCAAGATGACTAAGGAGGATTAATCAATGGAAAAGAATTGTACTAACTGTAAACATAGGATTCCTGTATACGGAGCGGACTACGACTTTTGTAATCATATAAAACACTTAGGTATAAAAGCAAATGAGCATGCTTTGTGTTCAGAGCACGAACTTCAAGAAGAACCTACCTATACTAATGAAGAAATACAAGAAGTATTACTTGGTTTAAAGTGTTGTACTGGCTCACAAAGTAAGGGGTGTATAGACTGTCCGTTTGCTAGATATGAGTGTACCTGTCAACAAGACCTTATGTTTGCAGCTAAAGTAGTTATAGAAAAGTTACAAAAAGAACTGGGTGGTTATATTGTAGATCAAGGTATCTGGATAACCCGAAATGACTATTTAGAAAAAGAAAATAAGAAACTTTGGAATAGCTGCCATCAAGGATATGACGTTGGCTATAAATATGGAAAGCAAGATGCGCTCACTGCAGACGTAGCAGAACATTGTAGACTTTGTGGTGAAAATCTTTTAGACCAAGACTTGCCAAG